CGTGGACATAAATTATATCCCCAACTTTTAGCAATCCAGATACATCATTGAAGTATCCTTCTGCATCAATAGCTGTTTTAGCATCAGTTGATGTATAGCTCCACATTTGAGGAGCATTACCAGCTTTAGATTGACCACCGATTGGTTGTAATCCAGTTTTATCAAACGCCATAATTATTCTCCTTTATTAGCTTTCATCTGTTGTTATTTTTACAATGCCATCAGCATCTATTGCAACAGCTCCAGCAGAGAACATACTATTTACCAAGAAAGATGTTTTTTCTGGTACATAGTTGATTTCTGTTTTTTGTGCCATATTAACAGCCATACCGACTGCACCTCTATGAAACGCAAAACAAGTTCTGTCGTTTGTCGCTAATGGTAATCCACCTTCATCTCTATCACCTAGAACATAAAATCTGAAACCTAGGAAAGTATTGATCTCTCCAGATACCAGAGCTTTAATACTAGCGAAATCGCCAGAGATTGCTCTCTCATCAGCTAGTAATCCAGATAATGAGTTTGCGTGGATTATGATGTGTCTATCATCAAATGGAACATTTTTAGCATCCATAGCTTTTTTAGCAGCTATTAGCTTTCCAACATTCAAATTTGATGCAGCAGCAGATCCAGAAGTTACTACAGTTTTAGCAACTGTACCAGTTCCAGACGCAGCATTAACAGCATCTATTATAAGTTGGTCCATTCTTCTACCTATCGCTTTAGATACGACTTGTACCAACTCTGATCTTTCATCAAAGTTCACCTTAGCTTGGTGGAAAATGTCTGAATATTCAGCAGCATTGAAATCACTCATTGTAGCTGTAACTTGTGAATAAGTTACATTCAATGGAGTAACATCAGTCTGAGGAACTCTTGCAGTAGCAGATCCCTTTCCAAGTTTAGGAAACTTGTATGTTTGCCCTTGTACACCTTGTCTTAGCCTTACACATCCCAAGATTGAACTTTCACCTTGATATGCTTGTTTTACCTCAGCATCAAACAGAGTAACAAAAGCATTGGTTATTGATTGTGCCATGTTTTCTCCTTTATTAGTTTAACACATTTATTTATTTACACTCAGTTGTCTGGTAAAAGCCAGGCTGACAATAATGTTCTTTCACATTTGTCAAAAGGCCAAAAGAAATTTGGTTGTCTCCGATTACAAAATAATCGTTTTCTAATAAATAATCAAGTCTTATATTTCGCCAGTATTCACTTTTCCTGGAAAGGCTCTAGCAAACTGTTGCTCTACCTTTCTACGAAAGTTTGGATCTGATTTATACTTAGGATCTGCAACTAAATCATATAGTTCATCATTAGAAGGCTGACCATCTACATCAATAGGAGCTGTAGGTATAGTCTGTTCTCCATAGTATTTTCTTATTTTATTTAAAGCATTGATACCACTTGATGTTGCTGCAAATACTTTAAACTCATCAAAGTCCTCATCAGACCATACACCTTTAGCAACAAGGCCTTGGCCCCATTTTTTGATACCATCTATAATTTGTGGAGCATTAGGTCCTAACTTAGCTGTCTCTTCATCAATATTAATACTATCTGCCTCTTCTTGTTGTACAGATAATTCTTTAAATTTATTAACAAGATTATCAAAAGCAGCTTGAGTAGGTTTGTTTTCTTTAGCCCAATCAACAAAGTATTGTTTTAACTCATCATCATCTTCTACATCTTCTAATGATGATACATCATATTCTTTTGGAGCTTTATGTTTACCCATAGAAAATTGTTTTTGTAACTCACTATAAGAATTACTTAACTCTTCTACTTTTACACCATCCTTAGGATCCCAAAATTTATCTTCAATATAATCTGGTCTTTCAAGTTTTACTTCTTTTTCATTCTCGTAAGTTTTATCCTCTGCCTTCTCATCTTCTTTATGAGGTACTACAGTTTCATTAGGATCTGTTTGTTTTGTTTCCTCAGATAAAGGAGTATCTCCTAATAATCCTTCTGCATTTGGTTTCTCTAATACTTGTTCTTGATTTTCATTAGCCATTTTTTGCCCTTTCTATTCTCATTAATATTTCTCGGACCACACTATTTTGTCCTTCTCTTGCATATCCAGATGTGTGATCTCCCCCTGGTACCCAAGTAGGTTGGCTTAGAGTTCTGGATACTAAATGTTTTAAACATTTTTTACCCTCCTCAGTTTCAAATGTTCTAGCATAAGACTTATCAATTTCAAGCTGCTCGTTTTTTGTTTCTTGCTTTGCTTGATTATCTAAGACCTCAATACCATCCCATCCTACTTTTGCCATTATGAACTAACCTCTTCCTCTACAGCACTTGCTGGTTCTTGTTGAGGAGGAGTTTGTTCGCTTTGGGGAGCTTGTCCTTGCATAGATGATGCTGCTTGAGCCTCAAACATCTGCATACTTTGTTGGATGATTTGTTCTTTTTCTTCTGGTGTAGTTCTTAAATTGGATGGTACACCTAGCTTATCACCAATGTAAGTTGCTATAGCATCTGGTTTTAGTTCTGCTACACCACCTGGTCCTAGTGAATTTGCTATTTGGAAAAATTGCATAATTTCATTTATCTCTTCTAAGTTTTGAGCTTTGGCCAATGGACTAACTGGTACTACTTTTACCTCTAGCCCATTGACTTTCAAAGGGAGCTGAATGAGACCTTTCTCATCCATAATGAACAAAACTCTTGTGATGATTGGTACCATAGTTTCAGTTATTAATCTACCAAAAGCAGCACCTAAATTTTGAGCTAGTTCTTTCATTCTTTCTACAATCTCTGTTGCAGATCTAGCTGACATGTTATCTGGTGGTAAAGTATCATCAAGTAAAGTCTTTTTAATATTTACTCTTAAATCATTAATAACAATTTGTGATACATTGAAATCTCCAGATCTTGGTAAAGGAGCTAGTGATGCACCTTGAGGTCCACCATTTCTTGCTACTGGTATAATTGATCCTGGAGTAATTCTAATATTAGATGGATTGATAACACCATCATCTGCTGCTGTATAAACTCCAGCACATGCAATACTAGCATTTTTAAGTAACAGCTCTAAAGTTTTATTTAAAGTTTTAACATCTGGTAATGCTGAAACTAGGGGGCCTCTACCAAATACCTCACCTGGGATTTTCATATACCTAGCTACAATCCATGGTGTAGTATCCATTCTTCTAAATACTAACTCATCTTTTGTTTTCTCATGTATAATATGATAACAATAATCTTTTCTTTCTGTATCTATAATTACAGCCTCAATCAACTCTACCATTTCTTGAGGTTTAGTTTCTATTAATCTTGTTAGTTGTTCGTTTAATTTTATATCTGGGTATTGTCTTGGTAAAGCCTCAGCTCTAACTTTATATTTACGATAAACATTATCTACAGTTCCATGTGGTCCTTCTTCTAATGCAATAAGATATTGTGGAACTGGAGTAAATTGTATTGGATGAATATCATCTCCTGGCTGAATGAGCATAACAGCAGTACCTACACAGAGATCTAATAAGAACTCTCCCATAGCTAGATCAAAGTTTGATTGTCTTAACAAAGTAAACATTTTATCTAAATACAAATCTAATGCTTGTTGGACTTCTGCTTTTCTATCTGCTGGTATGTCATTCCCAGGTTCCAATCTGCACCATTTTTTATAGGGAGGAAATAAGCCAGATTGTATTCTATTTGCAAATCTTTGAGTTGAGTGAATTGCTGTACTATCAAATACCATGTTCATTTTATTTTGACCAGGTACACTACCCTCGTAATATCCATCATAAAGATTTCTTTGTGGAAGAGCATAACGATAACAATCCTCGTAAATAGTTCTCCATTGTTCTTTACGAGCAAATGCTTTGTTTGATCTATCTAAAACTTCTCTTGCTTTTAAGTGCATTACGCAGTTCCTTTGTTTCTGTTTGCAAAATTTCTAGCAGCATCTTTACTACCAAATCCCCATTTCTTAAGAGCTAAAGCTAATCTTGTTGGCCTACCTTTATCATCTTTCATAGGTCCTTTGTTTGCAGCAAACCTAGCAGCAAAGCTAACTCTTCTTGGATTAGTACCAGTCTTGACTGGTGATTTAAGATTACTACCTTCTGTTCTTTTAAAATAATCTCTACCAGCTTGGTTTAATCCTCCAGATGGGTTTTGATATTTTTTAGCTACCATCTAAATAATTATTCCTCCTAATACAAAAGAAATTAATAAAGCAGCAACAAACCATTTATGTTCTTTTGCTCTTCTCTTCCATTCTCTAGGAGTATGTCCAAATATTATCATGCCATTACCTTTTGTTTTTTTTTATTTTTTAACATAGCAAAATCTTCTTTACTAATCTTGCCATCTTTGTTTGCATCTAATTTTGTTTGATTACCTTTTAAAGTATTCTTTTTTTTCATTTTCATTTTATATACCATTATACTAACCCCTTCTTTCTATTTTTTCTTGGAAAACCAGCTTTCATATTTGCATAGGCTTTCTTTGTAATTGTACTTTTAGACTTTGGCCTAGAGGTACCAGATCGTTTTTTTTTATTTATATTTTCATACAAAGACACTAGCTTACCAATCCTTTCTTTCTTTTTGATCTTAATAGATCTTTATCAGCTTTTCTTGCACCACCTTTACCAGTCGCAAAACTCCGAACTCTGCCACTTGCCCACGCATGAGCTGATACATTTTTTGAGCCAGACGAATAATAGGCCCCCATCCCACGAGAGTACACCTTGCTCAATGTTCCTTTAGATATACCACTTGACTTGGAATACTTTGCTATAACATCTGCTTTACTCATCCTCTTGCCCTCTTCTTACTAATCTCATCCATCATAGCATTTGTTAATAAACCTTTCTTATATAATCTTCTTGTTCTCAATATCTCACTCTCTTTTGCTTTAGGGTTCTTTGCACCAGATAAATATTTAAGTGGTACTCCCTTTTTACTCTTCGGAACTTTCGGAAACTTTCTGCTCATCCTCTTGCTCCTTTGGTTTTCTAAATTTTGGATTTCTTATATAAACTTGTTCATGACTATCCATAAGACATTAATCCTTTCTTTCTGGATGATCTTTTCTTTTTTTTACTTTTATATTTTTTTTGTGATAGCCAGGCATTATGCACTTCCTAATTTAGATCCATCTCTTGGATTTCTTATTGGTGAATAATCTGAACCAGTATCTAAACCAGTATTCTGAGATGTTGCCATCAACTGAGTTCTTCTTCTAGTTCTTTTCTTTAATCTTCTAGTTACTTTTTTACCCTCAGCCTCAGTTTGTTTTGCTACCTCAACTCTTCTCTCTACAATAGGAGAGGATGGTGGTGGTTTTGGTTTTGAAATAACCCTTCTAATTATTCTTGGAGCTCCTCCCATTATGTTATCATCCTTTCATCTTTCATTGGATCTCTTACACTATTTACATCTGTAAGTGTAGTACCTACACCAAGAGCTGGTAAAGCTCTATCTTGAGAATAAAGTAATCTACCACCTTTTCGTCTAGTACGAGATCTTGCTGCTAATTTTCTTATTTCTTTTTTTTCTCCAGCCTCAGCTCTAGCATCTCTCTCATCTAATAATTTATTAGTTGTGTCCATAGCTGGTGGTGGAGTAAACTTAGGAGTTTTAAATAAACTACCCATTATCTTTTACCTTTACAACATGGTGTATAGAAACAAGTACCCATACAGAATACTAAGCAAACCCATTTTCTAAATATTTTTTTTAACATATTAAAATAACCTACTATACATTATCATGTCTTTCTTATTGAAGGAATATTTTTTTAATACACCTTCCCTTTTAAAATATATATGTTCTATCCATTTGACACTACGAACATTGTTAGCACTAACTGTTACATGTAATCTATGTAAATTTAGCTCATCAGCTGCTAACTCCATAAACTTTAATGATCCTTTATGAAATTTAAGTTTCCATTTTTGTATTAGTTTTTGATCTGGTATTAACCATAACTCAGCAACTCCAGGCCATTGTGGTACAATACCAAAACAAACTATAGGCCTACCTTTATCTAATACAGTAAATCCATATCCTTGTTTTGTTGCTTGATCTAAGTAATCTCTATACCCAGGTATATGATTAAGATGGTCCTTATCTTCCTGGTATAGATCCATAATTTCTAATAAATATGATTTGAATGGCAAGACAATCATGTCTTTACCATCAGCACCAAATATATTTTCAAGTGTTTGTAATCTCATAAGTGGCTCTATACTTTTTTGGTATAACAAACTGCTCCATCCTTTTCTCTGATATTAAAATAGTAAACTCTTTTTTTAAATCCATCTCTCCTCTTCTCCAAACTTTAATTAACCATTTTCTTTTTATTTCTTTATTCATCCCTATCTCTATTGATTATATAATAAGCTATGATGGTAGCTACGATTATAGCAGCTATGCCTACAAACAACATTCCAATTCCATAACCTATACTCATGCGAATATATCAAACTCTGTACTAGCAACAGATTGCTTAAATTTATTATTATTACCTCTTGTTAATCTTCTATGCTCACCACCACCTAACAACAAATACATAAACGCATCACCTACATGCGAATGTTCATTCTTGTTTGGAGCATCTCTATATCTCTCACCACCAGAGATCTGTACTCGTTTAAAATGATAGCCACCACTTAATGACTTTCTTAATCTTTGACATCTCTTATCTACAAGTAATCCTGGTTTACCTTCTATCAATCTATTCATAGGCATAGCACCAGCCTCTCGTCTTACTCTAAAATCATTTGATGCAGTTGGTCTAGCAGTCAATCCTATAGATCTTAAATGATCAAAAGCTGTAACTTCATAGATCTCATCTCTTTTCATACCAGCTGGATCTCCATGGACCAGGACCTCAAACTTAGGAAACTTTGTAGCTAGTTCTGATTTTAACATTTCACCAAATCTTTCTAATCCCATATCAAAGGTTACTAATTCATGTAGAATATTCCAGGTTCCTTTTTTTGTTTTCTGTCCAAATATTGCAGCTGGTGTTAAACCAAAGTCCACACCTACCTGGATAGGTAATCCTATATCTGGTTCTAAGAAATCTACAGCCATTAATGTATCATCATACTCTGACATAACTGGCTTACCTTCTTGTACATAAGTATATAAGCCTTGAGCATAACATCTAATCCAGTCTAGGTTTTTACCGAGTAGAGTTTGCTCATAGTAACCAGTCGGTAAATTTTTTTTATTTTCTGCTTTTGGATTTGTCATCCACCATTTCTTTGCTGACATAACAAAACCATTTGCCTCTGGATTATCTGGTAAATCTTCTTTGCTATATTCTACAACTGCACCTGGCTGCTTATAAAACTTCCAAGCAAACT